ACCAGTCCACCCTTGTGAGTCTTGATTGCTGGATGGAGATCCATTCAACTGGATGATTCCACTCCATGTATCTTGTTGATTTGATAATATCAAGTTGTGATTGTACTCTGAGAATCCAAGCTCATTAACCTTGATCTTTGCCAATCTGGAGATGTAATCAATAGTATCACTAACAAGAGTAATGTCAAAGGACCATATTCCATTAAGTAATTTACAGCTCATCAACTGAGCAACACCATTGAACTCAAGCAATCCATTCTGGTAGTATTGTGCTTCTGCCTTGATGCTTGGATCAAAGTCAACGAAATCACTATCTGCATTGCTTATCTTTTCAGTTGCACTCAAGGTGAACACACTCAACATCAGAGATGTGTTGCTCTTTGTCCCTGGTAATGTGATGGTCTTTGACTTATTGCCTTTTCTTGCATTGAGATCCTTTATATCACTGATATTGAATGTCAATGGAAATGGAGCATCTTGATCTATGTCAACCAGCCTCCCGTTTATGAATAACTCTCCAGCCATTAGTTCAGTTGAGATCTATATGTAAATGTTCTATCTATGTTGACAGTCTCTTGAATCAGACCATCTCTTCTGCGTTGCTTCAATGTGTAGTTTGAATTTGTTACTTTAACTGGCTCAAATTCAGTCCCATTCTCTCTTTCAAGATAAACAACTGGACTGTCATACAAAGATTTCACCAACCATTGTTGAATCTCTTGATTGATCCAGTCAGAGTTCAATGTCAATGTCTCAGTCTTAGTCTTGGCAAAGTTAATTGCTTGACCAGCATACAATGGATATGTGTAGCTTGTTCCATCCCACACTCCAGGATCTCTCTGATATCCATAGCTCTGCACATTTGCAGCTTCGGTTGAAACAAGGCTGAATGTGAATGAATCAAATGATCCAAACTTATTCAACCAATGCAGTCTATAAGTATCATATCTCTTGCATTCAAGATCCATGTATATTACAAATGGTCCAACAAATGAAACGCCAGAAACATCAACAGAAACTGAATATCTATAGCAGTCATCAAAATCAGTCTGAGTTATGGTTGAATTTGCTATGATCACTTGTGGCCCAACATTTAAGATATTAAACTCAACAGATGTTAGATTAATATAATCACTTGCAATTGTATTATTTTGAATGTCAAGCAATTCAACGTATAGTAAAACTGGAGCTGATGCAGTTTGTTCTAAATATCCAAGAAAGAAATTCTCTTCCATTCCACACAAAGCTCTTTTGCTTGTTGGAAAGTAAGTCATGAATACTGCATCTTGAGTTAGGTTGGGATCATAGATTGTATAGTCCCAGTTTACCCAATCTTTATATTCAAGAGCAGCATTAATAGCTTTCAATGTTGTGCTTGTATCACTTGCTTGAATGGTTGGAGTTGTGCCATATTTCTCATAGACAATGATAGCATAAGTGACCATTGATGTTGATGCATCATTCTCAATATTGGTTGTTGGAATAATATTTGACATTACACTTTGCACAGCCTCTGATACATCAATGCGTCCAAGAGTATTGAATTGCCTGAATACCTCTTGAGTCAATCTTAACTGGCTATCAACATACAGCTCAACAATAAAGCTGAAATTAGGTTGTGCAGTCTGATTACTACTAAATGTGAACACCAAAGGATTGCCAGCTGGTGCAATTAGTTGTGGCTCATCATATATGGTTATTGCCATGTTTCTGTATTTTTATCAAATTTAATTTCAAACATCAACCCGGTAATCTCAGCCAAGTCATTTGCTATCTTAGTCAACACCTCATCAGTGATGACATTGTCAGTGATTCTCTTTGGCTTCAATCCTCGTTGCTTGATGTTGGATGCAACAGCATATGCATGTGACATCTCAAGTCCTTTCCATTGACTGATCGCTGTTGCCATGTTATGAGATACACCAGGATAGTTGAATGAGAATTGACTACCATAGTTATTGGTGCCAACAGCATTCACACCTTGATCAACAAATGGATAGTAATCATCAGCCTCTAATCTGAATGACAGCTGTCCAGTTGGAACTGGGATGATGGATGCTGCCAATCCTCCAGTATTGTTGGCAACTTTCTTTGTGTAATCTCTGAACTCTGTTGCAAGCTGATTGGATATCTCAATTAAGAATCTATCATATACGCTTGCCGGTTGCTCAGCATCATTGGCTGATATCCCAAAGTCATCAAGAAAATCAAGATCTGCCATTACTTAATATGCGTTGATGTTCTTTTTCATCCACTATCTTAAAGTAGTTCATCCAGAATAAAGTCTTTACATAAGGTTGCTGCGTAACTTTGTCCACACTGATTCCCATCTCTTTGGATAGTCTATGTAAGATAGTTGTCCAATTAAACCACTCCGAATCTTCTGGTCTTGAGCTATCTGCATCATCTCCATCTTCGCCCTCGCTGTCTGAATTCCTAAGATAGCCATCCTCCGCTTTTCTGATAAGTCCAAAAAAAAACTAAAGAAATTTAGAAACTCATCACCAGGAAAATGTTCCTTGAATAATTTGTATCTATCCTCATTTGGATTCAGCACTCTGCCTCTGTCATCCTCTTGGCAATACTCCATGCCTTTCTCAACATACATGATTGCCAATGCTTGACATGGATCTTGGCTGATATCCTCAATCAGTTTTAAGTCAATGATCTGTCCAGTTGAAACGTGTCCAAAGTTTTTCTCAAATCTGAATTGCTTGCCTTGAATCTCAATGATCTCATTTGGCTCCTGGTAATTATAAGATGTTAATATCTGGAGCATGTGAGCAGATGCAGCTTGAATGCTATTGACATCAGCTCTCTTGATTCTGTTGATTGACTCTCCACTGAATAGACTTAGCAACTGACATTGGAATATTAGAAACTGAGTAATGTCATCCTTCTGGTCCTTCATTGCCTCTGCCATCATCAGCCACTTGGCCATCTGATCTGGAGTGCATTGACTTATTGATGTCGGTAGTTTTATCTCAAGTTCTTTCATACTCTTAAAGCCATATACCTTCCTCTGTTGCTGTATTCCTTTCTGCAGTTCCAAGCCAATGCTGTTGAGATGACACCATCATCATGCAATCCAGCTGGTGCAGAATAAGTCACGTTCCTGGTATTTGGATTGTAAATATAAGAAAAATTCTCAAGCTCATCTATCAACCATTGTTCATTCACAATTGAAATTGCTGATTGCTCAAATGCCACAGCAAGATCCTCAATGATGATCGGCTTTGTTTTGGAGGTAGTGACAAATGGATGAATCATATTCTTGCACCTGGTTGCCAGCATCTCAAAGAATACATCACCTTGATTATTAACCTCCACTAATGTGGTTGCATTGTATTGCTTGATCAGTGTTGCCACCTTCTCAATGATCTTGCTCCACTCATCATGTCTCCATCTGTGAGCAGCAACCATCTGACCATCCTGGTTGATGATTGTGAGTACAGTGTAGTCATCAGCTCGACCAATGTCAAGACCAGCATACATCTTTGATGTCTTGGCTCCAGAGCCAATGCAATCAGATACGTTCCTGAATATACCACTGGCATTATCAATGAACTCAGCCAAGTACTCTTGCCGGAACACATAATCTGGTAGGGACCGCTTTCTCTCATCCAACTCCCTTGGATCAATCATGGGATTGTCATAAGATGTAAAATGAAAGTAGGCATATCTCTCATCATAGTTTGGCTGCATGCAAAGCTTATGGAAATGATTCCTCCCTTTCGGAGTTGAGATGAATATAACCTTCTTTCCTTTGACCAGAACTGTTGCACTCAAGACCTCATCCCAAAGCTCTGGTCTGGTGAATGCCATCTCATCAACAACCATGTAATCAAATGTATTACCTCGAATGTTATCTGGTCTCTCTCCAGAGAAAAATTCAATGGTTGATCCAAATCCAGAGATCATCAGATCTGATCTGTTGAAAGTAAATAATCCACTGGCTGTGGTTGCCCTCTCCATTTCAGAGAATACTTTCTTGCCTTGCTTATAAACTGGAGTAACCCAAGCAATCTTGCAACCTCTATCATTGATAGCCCACCAAAGTAATTGGTTGATGCCAAGCATAGTCTTGCCAAACTGCCTACCTATGTTGAGAGCATAGTACTTCTCATGACCATGGTTGATGGCATCATGAATAGTTCTTTGATTGTCATGAGGCTTGTAACCTTTGATTGTACTCATTCAAAATCAAACTTCTCTACATTCCTGGTCTCAACTTGTTGACGATCATGCATGCCGAGTCTGTTCTTTGCGTAGAATATTCCTTTACCTTCATTGCCAACAATATCAATGGCTAAGCCTTTGAATAGGTTGTCTATTTTTTTGATAGTGTCAGATTTGAGTTGATCATCAGAATCCAACCATCTGTAATAAGTATCTCTTGAAATAGCTTTATCCTTTCTCACAATAGGAATCCAGATTCTGAGGAAATAGTCTATCGTTGGAATATGTCTATCTAACACCATTACAATATCTCCTTTATTAGATATCATTTCTTTCTTATGGTTAAGACACTCCTCAATATAGATATGAGCAAGTTCCTCCAGATGT